TGGAGGAGGACTCTGCGTTCGTCGATTTCCTCCTGACCCTGCGTGAGGGGGCTATCGCGACCGGGGAGGCGATCTCGAACGCCTGGACCAACGTCATCCAGCCGGCCCTGTCTGACCTCTGGTCATGGGTCACGGGGACCCTGGCGCCGGCGCTAGCGGACTTCTGGACCGGTGTGGTCCAGCCTCTCTGGAACGGGTTCGCCACGGTGGTCTCTACGGCCTGGACGAGCGTCATCTCGCCGGTGCTGAGCGGCCTGTGGTCGTTCATCTCGAACGTGCTGATCCCAGTGCTCCAGTTCCTCTGGACGAACGTGGTCCAGCCTCTCTGGAACGGGTTCGCCACGGTGGTCTCCACGGCCTGGAACTCGGTGATCTACCCGGCCCTGTCTGCCCTGTGGGGTTGGCTGACGACTTCCCTGGTGCCGGCGCTGCAGGGGCTGTGGAACACGGTCCAGCCCGTGTGGCAGTCGATCTCCTCGGTGATCTCAGACGCCTGGAACTCGGTGATCTATCCGGCTCTGTCGGCGTTCTGGGGGTGGGTCAAGAACACGCTGGCGCCCGCGCTCCAGGAGTTCTGGACCAGCGTGGTTCAGCCGGTGTGGTCAGCCGTCTCCAGCTTCATCGCCTCGGCCTGGGCCAACGTCATCTCCCCGGCTCTGTCGGCTATGTGGTCGTTCATCACCGGGGTGCTTGTACCGATCATCCAGTTCCTGTGGGCCAACGTGGTGCAGCCGGTCTTCCGGCTCATCGGCGCGGCGATCCAGACCGCCTGGGAGTGGGTCATCAAGCCTGCGCTCATGGGGCTGTGGGCGTTCATCTCGAACGTCCTGGCACCGATCTTCACCTTCCTCTGGAATAACGTCGTCAAGCCGGTCTGGCAGGGTATCTCCACGACCATCTCCACGGTAGTGAACTTCCTGTCTAATACCGTCTTCCCGAAGATCAAGACCGCGATCGACAACGCCAAGTCCGGTTTCGATACCTTCAAGTCGGGCGTACAGACGGCGATGAACGCCATCAAGGGAGCCGCAGCGACACCGATCAACTTCGTGATCGGCACGGTTTATCGCGACGGCATCAAGAAGGCTTTCGACACGATCGCTGAGAAGGTCGGCCTGTCACTGCGCCTGCCGAGCGTGAGCACGATCCCGGGGTACGCCTCGGGTGGCCAGTGGCAGACCATGACGCCCGGATACACCCCGGGCAGGGATGTGTTCACCTTCTTCTCACCCGACGGCGGCGGCTCCCTGCGCTTGTCGGGTGGAGAGGGGATCATCCGGCCGGACTCGCTGCGGGCCCTGGGTGGCAAGCCTTGGCTGGATCGGGTCAACGCCTCCCGGGGCAAGGGCCTGGCGAATGTCGGTGACACCGGCACAAGACGCGGCCAGGTCGCCTTCGCCAAGGGAGGTATCTGGGACCGATTCAAGGGATCGGTGTCCTCGTCGATCAGCTGGGTGAAGAACACGGCCTCGGCGGTCGCGGACATAGTCTCTGACCCGATCGGTGCGGTCACTAACCTGGTGATCTCCCCAGCGAAGGAGCTCCTCAAGTCTGTTGGCTCGAGCTTCTGGGCGCAGACGGTGGGCGCGATGCCGCCCTTGTGGTTCGAGTCGCTGAAGAACCTCTTCAAGTCCAAGACCGAGGAGGCAGGCCTGTCCGGCGGCTCCGGCTTGGTCGGGGCCGCACGCAAGGCAATAGGTGTGCCCTACGTCTGGGGTGGCAGCTCGATCCCACCGGGCCTGGATTGCAGCGGCCTGGTCTACTGGGCTGCGAAGCAGCTCGGACTGGGCTGGCCGAGGCTGACTGCGGCCGGATACCAGTCCGGGTCGACGCCGATCTCATGGAACGCGGCCGTGCCCGGCGATCTCCTGTTCTGGGGTTCACCGGCGCACCACGTCGCCATCTTCGCCGGCGGCGGCAAGATGGTTGAGGAGCCTCGGGAGGGGCTGTCCGGCCGCGAGATCTCCATCTGGGGCTCCCCCACGGTCGGCCGCTACGGTGGCGCCCGGAAGTACGACGCCGGCGGCTGGCTGCCCCCGGGTGCGCACACCGCGGTCAACCAGACCCGCAGCCGGGAGGCGGTCCTGACCGCACGGCAGTGGTCGGATGTCTCCAAGCTCGCCGCCCAGGGGGCCTCGAACGAGGCTCTGCTGGCAGGTCTGGACGGAACTGAGGTCCGCCTCGTCGTCGATGACTCCACGGCACTGGACGCGCATGTTGAGGTTATCGCCGCCGGGGTCCTGGATCGCCGCGCACGGACTCTGGGAAGGGGACGACGCTGATGACCCGGACGAACCTCCTGCTCAACGGGGCATTCAGAAGCGGAGTGACCGGCTGGACTGCCGAGCAGGCGACGATCTCCGCAGACTCCGGGCGGATGAGGGTGATCCCGTCGTCGAGCTCGTGGACGGTGTCCTCGGACTCGACGCCGGTGACCCCGGGCCAGTGGGTGTCCCTGGCTGCGGACATCACCGCAGGCGATTCCCCGGTGGACCTGTGCCTACGGTTTGCCGGCACAGACGGCCCGGCACCGAGGGCATCCGCTCCCGCCGGGAACACGGGCCGCGTCGTCGTGACCGCGCAGGCACCGGCTGGCGCCACCACGGTGCAGGCTGCCCTGTCCGCTTCAACCGGCGGCGTGGCTGCCGCCTATCCTCCGCTCTCGTCTCGGGACGCGTGGGAGCTGGGAGCGGCGGTCCAGGCCGCTGACGGGGTCGCCGCCGGGGCCTGGGTCGTGCCAGCAGGGGCCGATGTGTCTGATGGGAAGGCGACTGTCACCGGGACTCTCAGCATGGGCGTCCCAGCGGCGGCTGTCGCCGGCCACACCCTGGGCCTGTCGTGGAGCGCCTCAACGACCGTGGCTGGAGCCCTCGTCCAACGAGGCGGCTTCTATGGTGTCACTGCCGACGGCATTCTGAAGAAGTCCTACCTCGCCAGGGGCTTCCAGGGGCTGACGGATACGGAGACCACCTATCAGGACTCCGTCACCATTCCTTCAGCCGAGGCCCTGGCTGAAGACGGCGTCGAGGTCGTCTACCCGGTCGTCTTTCTTGCGGCAGGGGTGACATTCACGCGCATCGAGGTGGTGGACGAGACCACCCAGACCCTCTGGGCAGACAACACGATCCTTCAGGTCGGGGACGCGCAGGGGGACGTATCGGACACTTCCTTCTTCGACGGCGACACCCGTCCGGTCAGGATCGGTGACACCGGGAAGGCATTGGTCTACTCCTGGACCGGGGTTCCGGGAGGCTCTCCGTCGCGTGAGGAGGTCGGCCGGTGGCCGATCTTCACCCTGACCGCGATCATCCCCGACGGGGACGCCCCGGTCGTGCAGGTGATCGTGCCTGGCCTCTATGCACGATCGGGAACCCAGTTGAGAGTCACCGGCCACGCGGAGAACGGGTTCTCCTGGACGGTGCGTGGCAGTGGCAGCATGGGCAACGACTCCCAGCTGGTGCTCGGTGACGCGCTTGCACCTGTCAACACGCCGTTGACGTACCGCATCGTGCGGTCTTGGGACGGGCAGACGGTCGAGTCGACGCCGGTGACACGCCCGTGGTCGGGGCGGTCTCTGATGACCGATGTCCTCGGGGGCGGCCGTCTGGACCTGATCTGGCAGGGAGACGACTCTCGTGCGCCGGACCAGCGGATCACCGCTCATGAGATCCCTGGGCGCCCAACTCCGGTGTTGGCCTTCGCCCCAGTCATGGGGGCTGGCACGGTCTCGCTGACGGCCCGCACGAGCGGGGCTCACACGCAGACGATGACAGCTCTGGCCGCCCGCCCGACTATCGCAGTCCTGTTCCACAATCCTGCCAGGTGCTTCCAGTGCCGCCGCGGGGTCTGCGACGTACCGCTGACGACGGTCATGGCCCTGACTTCGGTGTCGCAGGCACGCACGCCCCGCCAGGATCAAGCGGAGCGGGCGTGGACCATCAAAGGAACCATCTGCTCGGTCCCGGAGCCGCAGCGCATCGTCGGCCTGTCCGTCTGGGACGACTTCGACGCGGCGGCTCTGACCTGGGTACGCCTCGACGCCATGGGCCTGTCCTGGGACGACTTCGACGCCACAATCTGGCAGGAGGTCCGGTAGCCGATGCTCCAGCGCCCCAAGATTCCCGCCGAAGCCCTGAGTAGCGCGTTCTCCTGGGAGGCTCGCGTGGACTCATGGCTCGGCCAGACCTGGCTGGGCCGGGTGCCCGTTAAGGCCGGATCCGTCACCTGGACGACCAGCCAGCAGGTCCAGGGCACCCTGAGCCTGACAGTGCCCAGGATCGGCGCCGTCAGCCAAGATGAAGGAGCCCGCGACTGGACCCCGCTCGCGCCTGACTCCCCGCTCGCGACTATGGGACAGGTCCTCCATGTGCAGGTGACCGTCGCTTCCCTCGTCTCCACCGACCGATGGGACATCCCCCTCGGCCGTTTCCTCATCACCCAGTGGGAGGTCGGGGCAACCGATATCCGCATCACGGGCAAGTCACTGTTCCAGCACCTTGAGGACGACCGCCTCACCTCACCGACCGTCCCCTACTCGGGCGGCACACTCGCTTCCGAACTGCGCCGCCTGGTGGGAGGCCACATGGGCGTCATCGTCAGTGACGCTCTCACCAACCGGCCCTGTCCCTCGATGTCCTGGGGAGAGTCCCGCATCGACGCGATCTACGAGATCGCCGACGCCTGGCCGGCCCGCCTGCGCGAGGGCCCCGATGGGGTCCTCTACGTCCTCCCGCCCGTTCCGGCTATTACCGAGCACCCGGAGACAACCCTGACCGACGGCGAAGCCGGCACCGTCATCGGCGTCACCCGCCAAGGCTCCCGCGCCGGGATATTCAACCGCATCGTCGCCCGAGGACAGGAGCAGGACGATGCTGGGCAACCGCGCTTCCAGGCCATCATCGACCAAACCACCGGCCCCCTACGCACCTCCGGCCCCTACGGCATCGTCACCAAGTTCTTCAGCTCACCCCTCATCACCTCCAAACAGGCGGCACTCAACTCCGCCACCACGATGCTCGCAACCTCAGTCAGACAGAAGACCACGGTCCCCGTCACCCACACACCGAACCCGACTCTCACTCTGGACACCCCGGTCGAGCTCATCACCGCCAACATCGACGGCGCAGCCACGATCACCCAGTGGGGAATCGTCACTTCAACCGAGATCCCCCTCGTCTACAGCGGGACCTCACGCTCCGACGTCGAGGTGGTGACCACAGCATGAGCCTGCCCATCCTCGACCTCCTCACCTCCGCGCCAGCAGACGAAGGACCACGCCCAGGATCCGACCGCGCCATGATCGCCGTCGCCCGCGTGCTCGACGTCGCCAACGGCGGCACCACAGTCACCGTCTCTCTCCTCGGCTCCGCGGGCATCACCCTGCCAGCCACCGCCTCCACCTGGACAGGCGTCGAAACTGCCTACGTCCTCCTCGACCCCGACACCGGACGCCCAATCCACGTCCTCGGCCCAGCCCCAGCCCCCAAGACCGGCCCGATGTCCTTCAGCCCACCCGAGGCCACCACCAACACCGTCACCTGCACCGCCCACCCCACCTGGACCGGCACCCACGCCCCAACCGGATGGAACCGCTTCAGCGCCGCCATTGTCGGCCACCCCCGCGACCTCAACCAAGGAGACGCCGGCACCGGCACCCTGACAGGCCTAGCCACCTACGGCCAACAGATCCCCGCCATCGGCACCACCAGCATCACCCGGGCCACCCTCACCGCAACCGGCAACGGCGCCAACCCCAACACCTGGAACGCAGTCCTCCAATGCGCCACCTACACCGACGCCGGCCCCCAACCCACAGGCCCCCAGGCCACCGGAACCATCACCAGCAACCAAACCAGCAGCATCGACATCACCGCGCTCGCGGCCGGCCTGCTCGCGGGCCAGGGAATCGCTCTGGTGGGCGCCGTCTACGGCGGTATCCGCGGGCAAGGCGAATCGATGGTGCTATCCCTGGAGTGCGAGGTTGAGTCATGAGCGGCGGTTGGTCGGTGTGCGGCCTGTGCGGCGTCGTTGTCGCTGACATTCCTGGCCACGTCTATTGGCACGAGACTGGCGTACTCGAGATCGTGGAAGCCCTCCAACACACACCAAAATCCGAAGCGGGAGAAAACACCCGAACAGACGAGTCAGAGACAACAGATTCCACGACCACACCCTCAGAGGGAGAGGAGTAATCGCATATGCCATCGATCGACGTCAGAGGCCATCTGGTGCCAAATGGGAGCGAGCCAGCATCCCGCCAGTCACTTCTGGACTTCTCCCAGTCCGTCCCTTCAGTCAAAGCCTGCGACTCAGAGACAGCAGCTATCCAGCACATCAATGCCCTCAAGGCTGCCGGAGTTAAGATCACTGAGAGCAACCCCGTATTCGTGTGGCGCTCAGACATCAGAGCGCTTCTGGTGTGGGATGGTCTTCGCTGGGCCGGCACTTCCCGGTTCCGTATCGAGACCCAACAGACCGGAGACAGCGGAATCGCCTACAGCCAGCCAGGTCAGAACGAAATCATGATCCTGCAAACCGGTCGACTCTCCAATGGAACGTACGGACACGCAAACGGCGCCGGATTCTTCTCATTCCAACCGTTCCCACAGCCATTCCCAAAGGCCTGCCTAACAATCAACATCACCAAACTATACAACAATAGCGGGAAATTTAAATTCATCTCCAATGCTGTACCCATGGTAGACAGGCTAGACAGGACCGGGTTTCGAGTAATGTTTCCCGGCGAGAAGCAATCCACCGCACACTCACTCATGTGGCAAGCCATCGGCTACTGACAACCAGTCAGTCAACTCTCCCCGCGCCAATCTGGTGGCGGGTTTTTCTGTACCCAGAATCAGGAAGGATTCGCATGTCTGTCGCGTCAGTCGCAGCCCGCATCGCACGTCGTATCTGTGATGTGGAGGATGTTGGTTACTCGCAACCGGACCGCAGGACGTGGTACTCGGTCGCGGACTGGGAGGGCCACGTCAAGAGCCCGCAGAACGCCGACTGCTCCAGCTTGGTGTGCGGGGCCATCAATTATGGTTTGCACGATGCCCTTGGCGTCCCCTGGGGACACAAGGCTCTGCTCGAAATTGATGACTTCTGGACAGGCAATATGAGGGGCGGCCTGGAGGCCAGAGGCTTCCAGGAGGTCCCCTGGGAGGACGCCAACCTTTACCCGGATGGTGGTTTCCAGACCGGCGACATTGTCCTCTCGGTGGCCAGCGAGGGAGGTAAGGGGCACGTCATCATCATCACCGACGCCGCCAACGACTTCCTCAGCGAAGCCTGGATCGCCGAGGACGGCAGTATTGACGGCTACCTAGGGGATCAGACCGGGGGTGAGACCAGAACCGTCCCCTACTCCTCGCACCCGTACACCAGCTCGGGGGCTTGGACGAGCTGCCACCGTTTCGACAGCGACCGGTTCCTGGCCCAGTGGCCGGAGTTCGCCAAGAAGACCTCGACGCCCAAGCCCGCGCCGGCCCCCACGCCGGCACCGTCGGTGCCGGCTCATGCTCACGGCATTGACGTCTCCTCTTACCAGGAGGAGGCCAACATCGCGGGCATGTGGGCGGACTTCGTCATCGTGAAGTGCACTGAAGGCGATGGGTACACCAACCCGTGCATGGGCGCGCAGGCCCAGGCGACCTTGAGCAGTGGCAAGATGCTGGGGCTCTATCACTTCGCCCGTCCCGGCGACGTCTCCGACCAGGTGCGGTACTTCCTGGCCGCTGCCAAGCCCTATCTCGGGCGGGCGACCTTGTGGCTGGACTGGGAGGACGACGCCCCGGCCCAGGGACCGGGGTGGGCTCTGGCGTGGCTCGACGCCGTCGCAGCTGCTACCGGCACGACGCCGGGTATCTACATGAACGACTCCACTGTCAACGACTACGACTGGGCAGCCGTCGCCGCGAGGTACCCGCTGTGGTACGCCGACCCGACTAACTACAACACCACCTACATCGGCTACATCGACCCGGCCGTCCCCTCGCTTCGGTTCTGGGGGCAGCCGTTGATTCACCAGTACTCCCAGCGGGGGCGCCTTGCCGGCTACGGCGGGGCACTGGACTTCAACAGGCTTCGCGACAGGTCCGTCTGGGACCGGATGAGGACGGCGGGCCCCGTGTCTCCGTCGACTCCCGCGGCACCGGCCAACCCGACACTGGTCGTGGACGGCGAGTACGGGCCCGCCACGCTTCGCCGCCTCCAGGAGGTCATGGGAGCGACGAGCTACCCGGAGGTGTTCGCGGTAGCGAACCTGAGGCGCTACCTGAACCAGGCAGTGCCAGCGCACTCGCAGCGCATGCTCACGGGGACGGACAGGCTGCCTGAGGACCGGGGCTGGGACGCCCAGCTGTTCCGCGTCTTCCAGTACTGGGCGTGGTGCTGGGTCCGGCCGGTCTCCAGCTCCTGGAGCACCTTCGCGCCCGACTGGAGCTTCGGCGAGTTCATCGACGGCGAGGCGGGCCCCGCGACCTGGGCCGCCCTCCAGGAGGCCCTCAACCGCTCCAAGACGGGCTCATTCAGGCTCATGTGACAGCCCTCAGGGGCAGCCACCCCACAACACCACTCACTCAGTCACCACAGCTACCGCAACCAACACCCCAAGAAAGGATCAAGCATGAAGTCGCTCGCTTCAGACCCGTTCATCACCACCGTCGTCCTGGGCATCCTGTGGCCCCTCATTCAGGCAGCCCTGGACCGCCCCTGGTGGACCCGAGGCCGCCGCGTCACCCTCGTCATCGTGGCCGCCGTCGTCCT